ATCAACGTTCAGGTTCATGGTTTGAGCTTCCTGTAGCTTCTCCATCATTAGCTTGTTTGCAATCTTGGAGTCGAAGTCCTGTGTTTCCTCTGGAGTTCCAGTAATAGCTATAACGTCCTTCTTACTTACTGTCTGCCCTAGTTTAGGAATGTAGTGTCGCTTCAGCCATCGCTGCAAGAACATACCGATCTGTTCCTTCACCATCACGAACTGTGACTGTGCTGAACGTGACTGTAGTACTGCGTTAGTTGCTGGAGTAGATGATGGGAGCTGTTCACCCGTAACTGCCTCGAAGGCGCTAGTAACTCGCTCTGACCATCCTTGGATCACTGACTCGTCTCGGTAACTAGCTGCTGAAGCCTCTTGTACGACAAGCTGTTGCAAGTCATCCATGTTGTTCAAGACAACTGCTCCGTTAGTAGTAAGCCGTGAGAGCATCTGTGGAGTAACTCCAGAACCCTTTCGGATCTTGAATAGTCCCAGCTGTGATACTCGTGCTCGATTGATACGTACGTTTACAACTGTGTTCAACCAAACCTGCAACGCCATTAGAGATTCTGCTGGTCCACGACCGTGCCAACGACCAGGTACACGTTTATAGCGGATCTCTTCGTAGGGCTTGATTACCTTCTTCGTACCGTCAGTAATTGTATTCTTTTCAATAAGGTGGACTCGGTGCTCTCCATACTCCAGACCAGATACAACGATGTGTCCCTCTACTAGTTCGTTCTCATCCTTTTCCTTTCCTGTAATAAAACTGAGCGGCATAAGCCCCCAGCGTTCATAAACATCAATAAGCTCATCTTGTCCTGAAGTAACGCCAAAGTGTCGGTCATTACGAGATACCGATGTGCTTCCCTTAACGTCGTCTGTGTCGTCCCATCCGTCCATTGCTTTAAGCTGTTCTGGGTTTAGAGCAGCTCGTTCAATTACAGCGTTAGCATCCTGAATGCTTTCCGCTGAAGGATCAATAAGGAAGTTCAGTAGATCAACCTGCTTGATGCGTACAGTCTTGTCACCACTGCTTTGACTGACAAAAGTCTTCCAAACTACAGTTCCGTCGATAGATAGGTCACGCTCTAGCTTATCTAGGTACTCACCAAAGTACATTTGGTCTAGCATCGCACGTGTTATTTCACGCATGAAGCCAGTAAGACCAATAGCTTTAGCACTCTTAGCTCGGAAGTTAATGTCCTTGGTATCAAGGTCGATGTTCTTAACGATCGCATCAACTGTTGATTCTGTTAGTGGAACCCATGTCTTTGCTTGCCCTGTAACAGGGTCGTTGCTCTCATCAAAGATCCCGTAATAGTTCTTACGAAGGTTCTTAATGAGGTTACGCATGTTGAACGCAACACGTGGTGTTACAAGTACAGTAGCCTCTTCCCACTCGTTTCGTTCTGTCTCGATCAGAGTGACGGCTGCCTGCTTGTATTTGTTATCTAAAGTTTTGGCCATAGAGATTAAATTCGTAATCATCATTCAAAGCCTCCTTGTAACCCTCTAGTCCATACCTAACCGCGTCCATTGAATGTGAGAACGTATGCTCGGGTACGTTTAGTATTTTACCATTTTTATCAGTTTTCCATAAGTAGTTCCGATACTCCCTAATAATATTGGTGCTTCTACTGGTCACAGACACTCGCTGATCCTGCACAAAGTTGATTCCCTGTGCAACACTTCCTGGTCCCTTCTGGCAACCAACGATACTAACGCCGTGGTCTGCAATCTCATCAATACTCTTAGGCTCTGCACTGTCTGCAATCACCATTACCTGCTCTGCCTGTGCCTTGATGATGTCTGCTAGCTCTCGGTTACTCATCCCTTTACGGTACAGTCGTTCGTCCAAAATAAATCCACCGTTGTAGCTGTAGATATCTACCAACGTACTTGGGTCATTTGAGTATCCAAAGTCCATTCCTCTGCGCTCTAGTCGTGCTTCATGTGGAATCTCGTCAATTATCTGCCAATCCTTATAGATCTTCCCTTCCACCTCTCCTAACTGCCCTAGTCCATATACCTGCCACCAACCCTTACGGTTCTTACGCTGTTCAATAGAGTCTACGATCTCTGGGCTTAACGCTTCATTATCTAAATAGGTCAGGGTGATGTGTTCAACGTCACTACGCTGTCCCTTGATGTGTTGGTAGAACCAGAACTCATTAGTTGGGTTCCAGTCAATAAAACAAAACTCCTTAGTACGAACCTCTAGCTCCTCAAACGCCATGAACGGCACGTTGTTCGCCTCATTGATGAACAAACGCTCTCGTCGCCCTCCACGTAGCTTATCGGCCGTGTCAGCGCCAAAGAATTCTAGCTGTGATCCAGTCTCAAACGTGTAGATCTTATCTGTCTCTGCCCAGCTATTGTCGTTCCAATAGTTATGGGTTCTCATTATCTTCTTGAAGTCTCTTAGTGATCCCTTCTTCAAGTGAGGCATAGACTCAGAAACAACCGATGTAAGAGTCGGCTGCTTGTCAGTCTGAGCCATAGCTATCAGATACAGCAGGATGGAGATTGTCTTACTTGCCGATGTACCTCCCTGCACACAGCGAACCTTCTTTGTAAGGGCTTTGATCTTTCTTGTAGCAGTAGTTTCACGAAACATACACTTTCTCAGCGTTCTTTCTAGCTATCACAGCGTCTGAATATTGTTCAAACAAACCCAGGCTCTTATCTTTTCCGTTCACCTTTATCCTCGCACGCCACTTCCCTCTCTGCTTATGCCAGCCAATACCGACATCTTGGTTGTTGGTACTGATATTCGCCATCTGTTGATACTTGTTTACCCACCTGCAGTTACTTGGCTCATAGTCCCCATCAACATCAATCCTGTCGATTTGATGGCCATCGGGGCGTTTACCCATATCCTCAACGAATAGCTCAAAACCTTTTTCAGACAACCAACGGTCGCAAACCTTAATACCCCGACCACCGTAGCGCTTGTAGTAGTGATAACCAGGGCTGGAGCAACGCCTATACATGTTCCAGTAAACCGAATACAACGGATGGGACCGCAGAGTACCTCTCTTATTTCCGTATGTATATCCCATTTACCTTCAGTCCTTTAATCTTGATTGTCGCTGTCGTCTCCTTGAACATTTCTTTCAATCATCATGATTGGTGAAGGTAGGTCTTTCCCATCTCCTCCAGTTAGCTCTGTTCTACTACTGAAGCCGTCATCCTTACCTTTTCTCTCCAACCACCAGTTAGCTTGGGTCTTATCTCCTGACTCTATTGCTCCAGAAATAACCTTTTTAGCCTTATAATTGACCATTTTCTTCAATGCTTCCTTTCGCTCTGAAAACTCTGGGTGCTTCTTTTGATAATCATAAAGTGCGTCTTTGCCAATCCCAGCGACAAAACATGCTTCTAGGTCTGTTGCGCCAACGCTAAAAGCGTCCTCTAGTTTCCCGATGACTTCTGGTGTCATTACTGTTGGTCTCCCTGTGTCTGCCATACTATTCTTCTCCTTCAAACATTAGGTCAATTACTTCCTTTCTCGTCAGCCATAGATCTTGGTTGCTCTTGCCCTTATATGGGTGTTCTACGTGGGCATCGTGGTCGAAAGCTATGGCCGAATTACTTGTATCACACTTAAATTGTACCCCATTCTTGTACAATCTGTAACCGAGGTCTACGTTCTCGAAGCCAAAGTCAGTGTCGTATCTCTCTTCAAATGCCCCAGCTTCAACGATAAGTTTCTTCGGAGCTGCTCCCCAATCTATCTCCCATTCATGGTATTCAACCTTTCCCTCTCGGTGTGATCGCCAGTCCCATTTAATGCTTGTATCTTCCTTGGTTAGTTTACCTGTTGCAAACGTACCTAAGTCCTTTGCTTTCCCTACTGGGGCTGTAATAGCCGTGTTTGGGTTTGCCTTATAAAAGTCCCACATCTTCTGTAGTGCATCAGGTCCTATCTTGATCCAGTCCTGTAAGAACACTATCAACTCTCCTTGGGCTTCCTTCACTGCTTGGTTCATCTGGTAGGCAAGGTCTGGCTTTGCTCCTGGGACAGACAGTCTTGGTAGCCACTCTACGCCGCCAAAGTTTTGTCTCTGCATGGATTTGAACGCTTGCTCTAGTCCTTGTGGTCGTATGCTTGGTGTTATTACACTTATTCTCATATTGAAAAATACTTCTTCTTTGTTAGGTGACTCGTCACACCAGTAGGTTTCGCACATCTTCGGTCGCTTATCAGTTCCATATACGCCGCATTTGTTATCTTTCGTTAGATGTTCACATGCTACGTCTAGTTTACCGCTAAAGTCCCCGCGCTCGTCCTTGAATACTTGTATGTCGTGATAGCTTGCCCATTTAGCGTGGTCTTCGCTGAACAATGGGAAGTACATCACCTTGCAGCAATCCCCTACACACTTTCGGTTACAGTTTAGTGTGCAGTCATCACAGCTCATAATGCTTGGTTGGGTAGCCTTCCCCACTTGGTGAAGAACTTGTTTGCATCCTCTTCTTCAATTGCTGTTCGCTCAGGGATAGTTGTACATGTTCTTCCTCCCTCTGTTATCACGTTGCAGCTTGGTTCTGACTGTACCTTCACTCGTGCTTCCTTGCATCGTAGTACGTAGTCAGTGTCAGAGCAGTAGAGATAGAACTGTTCGTCTAGATATCCAACGGTTTCCAGTACTTTCCTCGGTATTACGAAGAAGCATCCCCAGAAATATTGCTCCTTTCCGTTCATCTTCGGGCTTACAACCGCGTTCTTACACATATCCCTGATGTTTCCCTCAAGTACGATGTCGTTATTCACTACTGCAACATAGTCGCCCCTTGCTATAGATAACCCTGTGTTTACTGCCTTTGTGAATCCTAGGGTTCCTATCTCGTTGGTTACAATAATCAGCTCATCGTAATCCTTCAGTGAAGCAACGCATTCCAGTAGCCGCTCATCATGCTCCTTTCCAGGAACGTGGGGAATGACAACGCTTAGAAACTCTTTGTTGCCCATAAACATCCGAAGCTAACTGTTGATCCGTCTGGCTTCTCTTCCATATGGGTTCCAAAGTATTCAGTGGTTTCAAACCCTAGCTGCTTCAACTCGTGGATCTTCCAGTGGCTAAGATGGTCTTGTAGTGGGTTATCCCATGTGTTCTTTCGGTGGAAGTCTGCTGGTTCTACTGGGAAGAGGAGTACCAGTTTCTTCTTTGCTCGTTCCTCTAGCCGCTTAATCCATTTATGTCCGTCTTCCTTGGTCATGTGCTCTAGCACGTCAAAGGACACAATAACGTCGAACTTCCCTGTGAACTTTCGTACGTCGCCAACTATAAATTTGTGCTTCTTTGCTTTGAACTTCTTTTCCTTTGCTTCTGCAATGGATTCCTTGTGACCATCTACTGAAGTGAGTTCTTTCCATGGGTAGTCGCACATCTGTGCAGCAACAACAGACCCGTAAGGTCCGCATCCCAAGTCCAGACAAGTTAGCTTCTTGTGGTCTAGGTCACCAATGTGTAGTCCTAAGTCAAAATGATTGCGCATATTTACATTGATTGGAAGGAATTACTTCGGGTGGTTCTGTCTGGCACGTACGTCTTGCCTGCCTCCTTAAAGCATTCTGTTGAGCAGAGCTTCTTCTTATAACCGAGGAAGTGTTTCCCCTCTTTTACCTTCTTTCCGCACTGTTCGCATTTAATCATAGAATGGATTTTAAGCCCTCTTCAATTCGAGAGGCGTATGTTTCTTCATCCCAGTGGCCAAAGAGCGCAGAGCGGGTGTCTACTGGCTCCTGAGCCATCACCTGTTCGATCTTCTCTCTGATCTTTGCAGGTTCAGGGTCAACTATCCAGTCTTCTCTCCCTATGCCCTTGAGATACTCGGAACATTTGATGCTGTCTGACATGACGATCACTGGTGTGTTCATTGCTAGTGCTTCCAGTACAGTCCGTTGTGATCCGCCGATGTTCTTACTGGTAACCAGTATCACTTTACTTTGTGCCATTAGGAATCGGTTCGTCGCAGCAGATACATGTGGCACTACGGTCACACCCCTCTTCATAGGTTCTTCCCAGCAGTACCGTTCTCTTTCCTCATACATATAGCCTGCACACATTGCTCGTAGGCCAGCTACAGACTTATAGAATAGGTCGTGGCGCTTCCAGTCAGCGAATGTTGCAGGGAAATAAACGTCTATGTTCCTCTGTGCGTTTTCAATAGGTGTGTAGAGTCCTGTGTTTGTTCCAAAAGCAACCGTACAGGCAACCTCTTGCTCGTCGAACTTCTGTTTATACTCATCATTCTCTACAAAGACGTGAGCAAAGCGGTACCAGTTCTCTGCCATCGTGTCGCCGCCAGCAAAACAAAGGGCCATTGGTATACCAAGTTTCCCTAGTGGTTCTGCGTGTGGTCGTGTGCAGTCCGCCCAGTGAAGGATTGTGTCAGGGCTAAACTCCTTTACGTCTTCTACTAGGTCGCTGCTTGGCACTACGTGGATGGGGAAGTACTCGTGTGGGATAATCTGCCGTCTCCCTATGGTGTAGAACTTTACATCGTGTCTGGTGCACAGAGACTTAATAGCCGCACACAGCCCATCTTTCCAAGTGATGGTCTGTTCTGTTGCGTTTTCCCAGTCCCAGATGATAGCTATTCGCATAGGTTATCTTTTGTAGATATTTCCAACGATCTCTTTGTTCTTGCCGTACTTTACGTTCCATCCGTTGTGATTCCGATTGAGTGTCCACTTAACTATCATGGTTCCTTTAGACCCGTTAAGGGTTCCGTCCTTCTTGAAATGTATTGTCTTTAAAATGTCCCCACTCCATATCTCTGTTCCTTTGCGATCGTAGATACCTGTAAATCGCCGCCAAAGTTTTGTGTCTGTGCCTTGAAACTTGTGCTCTTCTAAAACTTCTCCCGTACGTGGGTCGATAGCCTTCAATTTAAATACCTCCATATTCAATGTTATTAGTGAAAGAGATTCTTGAGAGGGCCGACCAGAGCAGGAG